ACAATTCGATACAGAAAGTGGATATTTCTTAAAGAGTTCGTCAATTAATGATAGTGTAGGTAGAAATATTGTTACTATATTTAATTTAAGTTCTGATATTAAACCCATTTCTATCAATGATAATATTGCTATTTTAAAAACATCTACTGATCATAAAATTGGGCAGGGAGATAATATAACAGTTGATATTATACCAAACGACGCAACCACAGAAACTACTATTTTTGCGAGAAAACGAATTTATCAAACAGTATCTTTAAATACTCCTATTTTTAACAAATCTTTGTCTGATACTGGTATTGGAAATCTTTTTACCTTAAACAATGGTAGTTACAAAAATGGTAGTCAAATTGTTGGCGATTATGCATCATCAACATCAGGAAATGCTACTTTTACGAATGTAGAATTAATCTTTGCTGATATTTCAAAATGTAGAGATGAAGAAGGGAGAATTGTAGGGAATTCTAATTTAGCTACCATTGGAAAAGCAGGAAATGTAAATAATGCTAAAGCAACTATTAGTGTTACTAATGGCGTTGTAACGAATGTTGTGTTGACCTATAAGGGAGAACAATATAAAAGAGGCGATTTACTAACAGTTGCTGCTGCATCACTTGATAAAGGTGGAACTTCTACTAGATCTTTATTGCTAGAAGTTCAACATGTTGGTATGGGAGTGACTAATACAGTTTTATATCTATCTGATGTAAATTCAATATCACAAAATGACTACTTATTAGTTGGTAATGAAGTAATGAAAGTTACTTCTGTTAATACCGCAAACTCTTTTGTTAATGTGTTGAGAGGTCAATACAACACAGAAATTAAAGAACACTTTAATGGAGAATCTGTAACAAACTATTTAAATAATTATAATTTGCCAATAGGATATAATGTTGGATTATCTGATGCAGATCCAACTATTCTAAAATATGATTTGGAAACTCAAACAATCACTGTAGTTTACAATGTATCTAGAACTTTAGAGAATATAAACGAGTTGGTTCCTAACTATGCATTCTTTGATGATAGTACACCAGCAAAGCTAGTTACAGTAAAAGATAATATTGAGTCTGCTTCGTATAAATTTGAATTCTCTTATGATGGTATTAATTGGGAAAGAAATCCCATATTAAAATTCCAAAATTATTACAAATACAAAATTGACACCTCTCACTTTAGTTTGAGAGATAGTTTCTTAGAATTTTCTCCAAGTGGCAATTTTAATATCATTACATTAGAATCAAAATCAAATAACATTCTTCCAGGTAATTCTGGATCATTTATTACATTTAAATCTGGTTTTGGGTCTGTAATTGAAAGCAACCAGTTTAATACAAAATCTTCGTCAGATTTTAATACATTTTTCTATTTTGATAAAAACGGTATTATAGATTCTGATCAATCTTACATTAGAGTTATACCAGATCCATTGCAAGGAGAAAAAACTTCTATCTATGTAACTAACAATGAAATTGTTTATGAATTAGACTCTATACCACAATACGATGGTTCTGGTAGTATTTCTTATACAACCACTTCCCGTTCTGCTGTTGGAGAAATTAATAAAGTTTCATTACTAAACCAAGGAGTTGGATTTACTGAATTACCAACACTGTTGGGTGTTAGACCATCTGCCGATAATGAGTGTGTGGCACGAGTGGTTTGGAATTCTCAGTTTAAAAATATATCATCAATTATTATTGAAAATCCTGGAAAAAATTATATCAATCCCAAAGTTTTACTATTAAATTCTACAGGGCAATTTGCTGATTTTGAAGTAGTTAAAAATAGTGATGGATCCATTGCTGGAATCATAACAAAAAACAAAGGCATTAATTATACAGTTGCGCCTGAAGTTAGAATTATAGAAACATCTCCAAAAATATACTTTACTTCATCAAATATTGGTCAACCAAAAAATGTAGAAATAATTTTTAATGGTAAAGATTTTATTAAAGATTCTACTATTGCCAGAAAATTCACATCTAATAAAATTCTACTATTAAAGAATATTCAAGGAGTAGGATTTAGAGATGGAGAATTTGTAGTTCAAAAAGAAAATAATAATATTGTTGCTTCTGGATATGTATCTAAAAATGGATGGAAAGTAAAAACTAATATTTTGCGTTTGGAAAAAATAGAGGGAGAATTTAAAAACAATGTTTCTATAGCAGGAGCATCTGATAATACCACTGCAGTATTAGTTGATTTCTTTGAATCTGAGTTTAATGCTGAAATAAAATCGTATTATGATAATTTGGGTTATTATGCATCTGATAGATCCAAATTAAGTTCTAACTATCAAAAAATTGCAGATTCTTATTTTTATCAAGATTATTCATATGTTATTAAATCAAAAACTCCAATTGATGTTTGGAGAGATTTAATTAAACAAACGGTTCATCCAGCTGGTTTCCAGTTGTTTGGTGAAGTTTCTATTGAGTCGGAAGCGCAGAACAGAATTAATCCTATCCAACCAAAAATTAATCATATTAGTATTGTTGAACTGTGGGATCCTCAAAAAAATAAAATTACAGTAGAAAACACATATAGAACAATTACACAATCTTCAATTAGAATAAGTGACACAAATGTTTTAAGAGGAAGAGGATCTGTAGTTGCATCAACTTATGATAGCGGAGAGACTTTATCTTATGAATTTAAGTTAACTCCCGATTTTAATGGTTATTTTGATGCCAATGGAAATAGAGCAGGAACTAAAACATTTACTATAACGTTATTGGGATCGAATACTCCATATTCCGTAAGTAGGAAAGAAAATATAGTATTATCTTTAGATGGTATTATTCAAGAACCTGGAGTTTCTTATACGGTTTCTGGCACTCAATTAACTTTTTCTCAGGCTCCTTTAGGATATAGAAGTGTTTTCGGAGATCCAATTCCTTTTTCTCAATATAAAGAAGGTGTAGATAGCCCACCACAAAAGATAATTGGTAGGATTGTAAGATTTAAAGATTCTACTTTAAATACTCAATATTTTAGAAAAATAAAAGATATATCATCTCAATTTGACAATATCAAAAAAGAATTTGATTTATATTATGAAGATAATACTCCAGTTAATCTAGAATCTGGTGAAAATCTATTAGTTTCTATAGATGGAGTTGTTCAGCAAGCTGGTTCAACCCCACTGTTACCTTTAGATAGGGCATATTATATAAGAAGAACAGTATCTCCAAATAAGATAGTATTTGTAGAAGCTCCAAGAGTTTTTGAAGGAATTAAACAATCTTTCCATGCATATTCTGTTGGAAGTTATGAAAGATTGTCTCTGGATAAAACTTATATTGATGGAATAAGAAAAGGGCCATTTCTATTAAAATCTGCTTCTTCTGGAAAAACTGTAACGGTAGATGAAGATCTAAACGTTCTTGTTTTTGTAGATGGAGTTCTACAAAAGAGAAATAAAACATATACAATCAGAGGGGCGAATATTACTTTTACTGAACCAATTAAACCAGATCAAAAAGTAAATATAATTTATCTTTATGGTAGAGATTATGTAAAATCTCTAACTTCATTTAACTATGATAATATTCCATTTTTAAATCAATATGCAATTGTTGTAAGCGGAAATTATACTACTGAACCAAGAAAAATCATTCTTGATTCTCCAATTAAATCTGATTACGCTTATGGATATATCAAGAATGTTACTTTTGATGGAACAAATAGCACGATTGTTGTTCAAACAGATAATAGAAAATTTGCGTTAGGTGACACTTTAATTATCACAAATATCGCAGATTCATTCTATAATTTAACCATTCCAGCATCCGATTTAATTTCTATTGCGGATTATACAAGGGATGACAATTCTCAAGATGTTTTAACAAAATCAAACATTGCTTGGTTGTATAAAACAGTTAAAGATCCTGTAAGAGGATTTTTAAGAAAAGATGATCTTATTAAGATAGATGGTGAATCAGATTATAGAAAGATATTAGATATTCCTAATGTTGCCACAAAAACTGATTACAGAGATACAGATACTCTTGGGTATTATGGAAAGATATCCACAACAAATTATAATGGAACTCCTATTGGTGAAGGATTAGATATTGTTGCACAAGTTCAAAATGGCAAAGTAATTTCTTTAATTTGGAATCAAAAAGATTGGAATACTTATGAAACAAAGAAAATTTTGCCATCATCCCCTGGATATGGATATGAAACCGCTCCCCAATTAGTATTTGTATCACAACCACTTAAAGATGAAGGAGGAACTATTATCGCTCCTGCTCAAGGTGGTGGCGCTAAGGCATATGCAGTTGTTCACGATGGAGAAATAGTTGATATTGTTTTATATGATCAAGGAAGCGAATATATTGCTCCTCCTAGGGTTTTTGTTGCACGCGGATATGATGTTTTAAGAAAAGGCAGAAGTGTAGAGACAAACAACATATTTGTGGGAATGTCTCCTCAGTTGGAGATAGGAAACACACTTTATGTTTCAACGGGCGACAGACTTGATGCAGATATTCCACCTCAAGTCTTTATTAGTTCCTTTTTACTTGTTACACCTTTTGATTCTGATAGAAAAATAACATCAATTATACAAAGGTCTGCAAGTGTAAAAACGCCTTCTTCTCAAGCACCAATACAGCATATTAGTCGTCTCGATATCGGTGTATTGGATGTAACATCTTTGTCGGCAAGCACTGTTTTAGTATATTCTTCTTTAGAAACACCATTAGAAGTTGTTTCTACTCAAAATAATGTAACTATTCAACAATCGGAAAGATATTTAGAATCTTCCGTTAGAACTTTTGCAAAAATTAATTATTTGTTGGTGTATAAATCTCTACACGAAACAGGTGCTTATTTAGATTCTCCAATGGATCTAGATGACACTATAGCTTTTATAGGAACTACCGCAAAATTTGCTAATTTTGGTAAGTTGTTAATTGGGGATGAAATTGTATCATACAACCAAAAATTATCTGATAGATTTTTATATATTACCAGAGGAGAGAATGGAACTACTATAAAAAATCATCCAGCTGGAGAATTTTTGAGACAATTTGCAGATGATGTTTCTATTATTGATGCTGGTGTAAGTTCTGCAGAATCTATTGCACAGATTCAAGTGGTTGGTGGCGGAGTGTCAACTACTTCTATTGGTATCGTAGAAATACTACAAATAGAATCAAATATCTCTGATTTATCTGTAGAAAATAGACTGACAGAAATTTTACAAATAGTCGATGATGTTGATAGTATTCAAAGTATAACATCTGAGAATATTAATATTATTAAATTAGATTTTACTGTTTCTTTTGTTTCGGATAACACAAGTCTCTTCCACCAAAATATTTTAGAAACAGGAATCAATAATATCTCTGTTAGCACTATTCAGCAAATCATTCCTTCGGTAGAGAAGTTTTACAAAACTGGATTTATTGATTATTATATTGAAACAATTTTATTTACAAATCCAATACTGCAAAGGAATGGAAATACTGTTGTTTTGGAGTATCCTGAAAATCAAGTATATCAAAGAAATAGTAATATAGTGTTAGTTAATAACTCTCTTGAAGATTACCCAGAACAATACTCTTCTTATACTCTAGGAAATATAGGAAATAATTTGTATATGACTAATAACTGGTATACACTTGATGATGGAACTTCAAATGTTTCTGGATTAACATTCGATGAAATTATTATAAATTACAATCAATTTACAATTGAAGATTTTACAGAAAAAAATCTTTCTTCAATATCAAAATCTAGATTTGTTTGGAACTTAACATACCCATCCATTCAAAATCCGATTACATTACCAGTATCGACAGGATCAATAGCATCTACAATAGAAGTTTTGACAACTTCATATTTTGCAAATAGCGGATACTTATTTACTGGATCTGGTGGAGTCATACAATATACTGGAAAAACTTCAACATCATTTACTGGTTGTACTTCTTTGAGGGGATCAACTTCTTTAATTGGAAACTCTGTAAGTTTTGATGGAATCGGTGATGGTGTTTCTGTTGCCTCAAATACTCTATTTGGGTGGGGAACTGGAACGTTTACTGTAGAAGCTTGGATTTACATAACAACAAACGGAACATATAGAGTATTATTTGATCAACGTGCGTCATCCGCATCTGAAGTTGCGGTATCTGTAGGAATTGATAATATTAATAGATTATATGCTTATGTAAATGGATCAATAGTAATTCAATCCACATCCAACATTCCACAAAATACTTGGTGTCATGTTGCTATAAGTAAAACTGGAACTAGCACTAGATTATTCCAAAATGGATCTCAAGTTGGATCTACATATACTGATAATAATAATTATGCAAACAAACCAATGAGAATTGGTTTAGCATATGACGGAACTGCTGGTTTTGATGGAAATATTTCTAGTTTCCGCGCAGTTAAAGGAACTGGTCTTTATACGACAAACTTCGTAGTTCCTTCCGAAATAACTAATATTTCTGGAACATCGTTATTAACATGCCAAGGAAATACTATAAGAGACAGAAGTTCAAATAATTTAACTTTAACGACTATAGGCAATGTTTCTGTATCAAATACAGGCACAGAAATAATACCTTATTCCATATAAGGTGTATAAATATAAATAAAATACCGTTCGGAGAACTATTAAATGGCTGCTATCATTTCTGAAAAGTTCAGAATTTTCAACGCCAAGCAATTTCTGGAATCTCTTTCAGAAGGCAGTGGCGATACTGACACAAACCGCTCAAGGATGTATTTCTTTGTCGGTAGACCCCAAGCTTGGAGAGCATTTATTGAAACTTATGCTAGAAGTTCAACTGCTTTTTCAGTTGGTGAAGAAGTTTATGTTGGTGCTAGTCTAGGTGCCGCTACATTTAAAGGAACTGTTTCAGAAGTAAATCCTAATAGTTTACTTCTAACAGGTATCGGTCCTACAGTAGGTGCTACTCCTGCTGCTGGAGCAACTTTAACTGGCAATACTTCAGGTGCAACTGCTAAGGTTGGCGTCTACAGATATGCAACTGAAGAAATTCCAACTGCTCCTATCGACAACCAAGAAGAAAAATTTGATGTATATGATGACATGATTGCTCTTAAGAGAGTAACATCATCATACGCAAGACACGTAATCAGACGTTACAACTGGGATTTAACTGTTAATCCCAAGTTTGATATGTGGAGACCAGATTATTCGTCATTAAAATTAACAGCAACTGGCGAATCTTCAATGGCAGGTGCGAAATATGCTGTTATGAATAATCAATATGAAGTATTTGCTTGCCTCTATAATGGCACCAATCCTTCAAACTTAAGTGGTCAGAATGCTACTTATCCTCCAACAACCACTCCTGTCAGTGGTGAGGGAACATATTCTAGTGGTATTTTCACAGAACCAGGCGGAACTGCTGGTTACGTTTGGAAGTATATGTATACCATTCCAACAGATGATGTAATCAAATTCCTCTCATCGGATTTCATGCCAATCGTTCTGAATGGCACTGTTCAATCTGGTGCTGTTGATGGCGCTATTTCGGTAGCTCTTCTAAAAGATGCGGGCGGAAACTTGCCAACCAGCACAACTCTTTATGCCGCTATTCTAGGTGACGGGTCTGGCGGTAAAGTTGCAATCACAACCAATGGATCTGGAGCGATTACTGGAGTATCGGTAAATGCTGCTGGTAGTGGTTATACTTATGCTAATGTTGTGTTAAAGAATGGTTATCTATATACAAACTCTTCATTAACAACAGCGGCAACTGTTGCTGCAAACGCATTTGGTGCTATTGAAGTAATTATTCCTCCACAAGGCGGTCATGGCGCTGATCCTGTCTTAGAACTCAATTCTAAGCGTGTTATGTTAAATATTCGTTTAACATATGCAGAAGGTTCTGGCGATTTCCCTGTAGATAACGATTTCAGAAGAATTGGTATTGTTCAAGATCCTCTTCAGTATGGTTCATCTAACTTCCTAACAGTAGATAACGCATCTGCTTTATATGCAGTCAAATTAACTGGTGTTACTGGAAACTTCGTTGCTGATGAAATTATCACACAAACAAATAGTGGTTTGGTTTCAAAAGGCACTGTAGTTTCTTGGACTTTAGACACAGGCAGCACTACTGCAGGTGTTCTTAAGTATTATCAATCAGCAGAACAACATGCTGATAATGGTGTTGTGAGAGCATTTGTTTCAACTGGTGCAAATGCTATCACTGGTGCTACTAGTGGCAGAACTGGCACTGTAGATACTGCATATGCTGCAAATAATCTTGGCATGACATTTGCTGCTGGATTAGCAACCCCAGAAGTAAAAGCAAACTCTGGCGAAACAATCTACGTTGAAAACAGAAGACTAATCACAAGAGCTCCTGACCAGATTGAAGATATCAAATTAGTTATTGAATTCTGATTTATAATTTTATCAATTTTCACCACTCATAGTAAAGAGAGCCTGAGCTAAAATGCCCCAGAAGATTAATCTTAACGCGCCTCCATATAACGATGATTTCAGTATTGACAAAGGTTATTATAAAGTTCTTTTTAGACCAGGATATTCTATTCAGTCTAGAGAACTAACAACCTTACAGTCTGTTCTGCAAAATCAGATTGAAAATATTGGTCGTAGTAGATTCAAGCAGGGGCAACAGGTAATTCCTGGAGAAGTATCATTTAATAATAAATTAAATTATGTAAAATTATCTTCTGTTTCGGAAGTAGCTGTTAATATCAATGGCAATGTCGTATTTCAAAAATATGACATTGCCAATTTGGTTGGATCAACTATTCAAGGTCTTTCTTCTGGGGTAACTGCTACTGTTCTTTCTTATGCGTATGGAAATGATATAGAATCAGATATTTTATACATCAAATATACAAATAGCGGAAATTCAAATTCAGAGTTTACTTTTAGACAAGGGGAAACACTAGAATCAATTAATATCACTGATACTCCTACTCTTGTAGTTGGAACCGATGGCAGTGTTCTTCCAACTACCATTGATGTTAAAGATTATGACACTGGAAATGTAACAACTATTGATAGCCCAGCAATGGGATATGCATCAGCAGTTAGCGTTCAAGAGGGTGTATATTTTATTAATGGATATTTTGTCAATAATTCAGAGCAATTAATTGTAGTAGACAAATATTACAATAAACCATCTGTTAAAGTTGGATTTAAGATTACAGAATCTTTAGTAACTGCAGAGGAAGATTCATCTTTATATGATAATGCAAGAGGATTTTCAAATTTTGCTGCTCCTGGGGCACATCGTCTGAAAATAGATTTAACTTTAATTGTTAAAGAATTTGATGCTTTAACTGATGAAAATTATGTTCAATTAGTATCCATTAAAAATGGAGAAGTTCAACAGTTAGTTAAAACAACAGACTATAACGTAATTGAAGAAACATTAGCTAGAAGAACGTATGATGAATCTGGTGATTACGTTGTAGATAATTTTTCCTTAGATTTAAGAGAGTATTATCAACAAAATGGTAACAAAGGAATTTATACATTAAATGAAGAAACAGATTTAGTAAATGGAAAATCTGTTTCTGATGCAAATTCACTGATGGTCGCTGGTTTAGGATCAGGGAAAGCGTATATTAAAGGTTATGAAGTAGTTAATAAAGATGTTAAGTATATTGACGTAAGTAAGGCAAGAGATACTTTAGTTAAAGAAGATGTCAGAATAAAGTCTACATCACTTTCTTATTTTAATGTAACTAATGTATATGGTTCTATCCCAGTAAACTCTGAGGGTCAAGAGTTAACTGCATATCCAACTGTATATTTAAATTCTGTATTCAATGATGGATCTATTGGATCTAACAATACAGAATCAACTTCTAGTTCAAAACAAACTGTTTCTAGAAGAGGTGTTAAATTTGGATTAAATGACGCTGTAATTACTTTATACATGCCCAATCCTGGTAATTATTCCAGCACAACTTTTCCAACACCAACTACTTTTGGAACATCCTTTACTACATTGTGGTATGTTGTAAATTTAGGAACTACACCAGCTTCAACTACAGTTAGATCTGTTTCCGTTCTCTCATATTCTATCGTTAAAAGACCTTTTGATATTGGCATTGACTCCACCAATACAGATTATCTTGAACTTACAGTGGTTGGAAATAAAGAAGACATTTATTTCTTCTTAAAAGAATATGACGATAATGATGCTGCAAAGAGAAGAAAACTATTTAAAACTGAAGCAGATGCAAAAGATTATTATTTTCAACAAGGAACCTCTACAATTTTTCCGTATTCAGAAATTTTAGATTATAATGAAGTTATCACTCCTGTTGTTGGTGTTTGTAAACCAAAAGATTTTAGTTTAATACAAAGAGGATCTGGATTTAATGAAGATATTGATATTGTTTTATCGAAAGGTAGATTAAGTGATGGAACTTCTTCATATAATTCTATCTTTAGACTTGCATACTTTAATCCAACATTTTTTACTAGAATCATTTTAGATCAAAATATTTCATCTAATACATTTTTACCTGGAAAATATATTGTAGGTTCTACTAGTGGAGCTTATGGTGTAGTAGAGGGTTCTACATCATCGAAATACACAACTGGAAATATTTTATTCGTTAGAACTCTATCTGGAACTTTCGTTTCTGGAGAAACTATTACTGATGAAGCTGGCAATTCAAGAAGAATTGCTAGAGAAGGAACTATTTCTCACTTTGTAGTAATGAAGAGGGGAGATGGATATCCTGTCAACACCAATATCAAAGTTAATGGCGTAGAGTATACAAATTCTGCTTTAGAAATTAGTTATCTTGCCTCGGCAATTTATAAAGTAGATATTAAAGATAGAAATTTATTAAATCAAGTTTACGCAACAACTCCCGAAGTATCTTTTAATACAGGAAATACTAATCCAATTTCATCTGCAATTGTTGTTCCTGTTTTATTCAGGAATACTGTATATACATATGAACCACAAAATGTAAAATCAGTAAGTTCTACATTTGGCGCTGGTAATGCATATAATTTTACTGCGGATGTTGAGTCATTCCAATCAAATTATGTTAGCAATAAAATTCTAACTGATTTTACTTTTTCTGGAAGTAAAGGAAGAAAATATATTGAATGCAATGGATTCTCTGGCGATCCATCTAGCGATTTAATGCAAGGTGATATTATCCAGTTTAATGACTCTACAAATACAGCAGTAAGATCTGTTGTTCAAAGAGTAGAAAAAGCAGAAGGATTAATTAAATCAAAAATTTACTTAGATAATGCTCTAAGAAATGACGTTGCTAATGCAAGTGTAGTAAGAGTTAGACCAGTTATTCAAAATTCTGGATCATCATCATTACTTATCCCAGTAGGATCTAAATATCCATCTAGTATTGTAGAATCTCCCGACGATTCTAAAATTAAATATTACTTCCGTAGAGATTTTGTTACAACATCTTCAGTAAATGGTGGTAATATTACTTTTGCTGCTCAACTGCCATACGGAACTCAAAGGTTTGCAGCATTCAGGGAAAATAATTTTATCTTAACCGTATTAGATAAAAGATCTTCAACAACTTTACAAAGTGGCGATATTATCTTTTTAAAATCAGATCAAATTTCTATAGAAAATACAACTTCTAGCACAAGCGGATTAACTGCGGGTAGTGTTTCCGTTAATTTACCCTCTACTTTCTTTGGAACATCAACTAACTTCCCCATATTAAAATTAACTGCAACTGTAGAGGTAAGTAAAGCAAGACCAAGATTAAAAACGGTATATCGTAATCAAAGAATTTTAATTCAATCTCCTGGAGACAGAATTGTTCCTATTAGGGGCGTCAATTTTGACAATAATAGCACAGATATTTTATCTTACTCAGATGTAATTAAAATTCGTTATGTTTACGAAGGAACAACACAAACTGCTCCTGTCGTTTCTTCTTCTGGTGAATTAGTTACTGGAACAGACGTTACTGAAAGATTTTCGTTTGATGATGGTCAAAGAGACACTTTCTATGATGTCTCTCGTTTAGTATTAAAACCAGGATATATTCCTCCTTCTGGTCAACTAATTGTAGCATTTGATTATTTTGAACATTCTCAAGGAGATTTTTGCACAGTAGATTCTTATTTACATGAATCTGGTGTTTCTCTCGATGAGATTCCTTCGTTCAATTCTTCTGTTTATGGAAAGGTTTCTTTAAGAGAAGTATTTGATTTTAGACCAAAAGTTGACTCAACAGCAATTATTAGTGGTTATCAAGATACATCTATCCTGTCAGTCACTGATTTTAATAGTTTTACTTTATCTGGTGGTATTACATCTAGCACTCCAGCAACAGAAGAAGTTTTAGAATATACAGTATCTTTTAATCAAAAGCAATATTTAGATAGAATTGACGGAATATTTCTTAATAAAAAAGGAGAATTTATAGTTAAAGAAGGTAATTCATCACTCAACCCAACAAAACCAGCAGACGTTGATGATGCCATAGCATTATATTATCTTTACGTTCCTGCGTATACAACATCTACAAATGATGTTCGTATTATGCCTGTAGATAATCGTAGATATACGATGAGAGATATTGGAAAACTTGAGAAGAGAATTGAACGTTTAGAACAATATACAATGTTGAGTATTTTAGAGCAACAAGCTTTAAATATGCAGATTAAAGATGAAATTGGCATTGAAAGATTTAAGAGTGGATTTTTGGTAGATAATTTTGAAAGTCATGCAGTTGGCAATTTAACATCTATTGATTATAAATGTGCAATAGATACTCAACAATCTACTTTGAGACCAAGATCTATAGAAAAATCTTATAAATTACAGGAAATTAACACTAGAAATGAGCAGAGATCTTTAGATAATTATACCAAATCTGGTGATATTATCACTCTACCATACACAAATATTCCTGCAATCAAAAACCAATATGCAACCAAAAAATTAAACATTAATCCTTTTGTTGTTCTTCAATATGTTGGTGATGCAGAATTATCTCCTAATGTTGATCAATGGTATGATGAAAAAGAAACTCCTATCATTTTAGATAATGATAGTAAAGTATTTTCTGTATTTTTCTCTGCAGATGATGCGAGAGAAGGATATGCAAGTCTTTATAACAATTTTATCATTAACTGGATAGGAACAAACAGAGTATTTTATAATGTAACCCCTTTAAACAACTCTCCAACGACGGTTGCAGTATCTACTACGCAATCTGCTTCTGTTGCAAGTAGTTCTAACATTAGCCCACAAAACAATCAATTGCCACAAGGAGTTGCTTCTAAGTCAATAGGTGCTAACGTAGTATCTTCTACAATCCAACAATTCTGTAGATCTGTTCCTGTATTCTTTAAGATTACCAGAATGAAACCAAGCACAAAGTTTTATGTGTTTATGGATGGTAAGTCTATTGATAGATGGATTATTCAAGATAGCAAATTTACTGGAATAGCAGGAAACTCGTTAGGAACATTTAATAGCGGAATTACTACAGATGCAAACGGAAATGCCAGTGGATTAATTCTTATTCCATCAGGCAATCCACCCCAAACAGGAACAACATGGACAGGATCAGTAGATGATGTTCAATATGACACAGAAACTGGCACACCATTATCATTCATTACTGGAATAAAGACTATTAAATTTACCTCAAGTTCAGATGGATCAATTACTAGTGATGTAGAATCATTTACAGAAGTTAAATATTATGCTACTGGCAACCTTCCACAACAACCATCAACCATTATTTCAACGTCACCCGCTATCTTCAAAGCAGATGAGGGTATTCAATTCATTGAAACAACCAAAGCACAAGTCAAACCAAATCCAATTTCACAATCGTTCAACGTAGAAAAATATCCAGGTGGAGTTTTCTTGACAGGATTAGATTTGTATTTTAATAAGAAGAGCACCACCATTCCTGTAAAAGTTTATTTGACAAATGTAGAAAGTGGAAAACCTGGAAAGTATATTGTTCCTGGTAGTGAATGTGTAATGTATCCAGATACTTATCTTAGAGTATATACAAACGGAACTTTAAATATCACCAAAGGAGAAACAGTCACTGGTGTCACATCAAAAGCTTCTGGTCCTATTAAAGAAGTTTACGACAGAAACAATAATTTAGTTCCTGTGTCTGTTTTGGGTCAATATACATTGACAAACGATCAAACATATATTCTTGTTCTATCCAACAATAATGGTAAATCCTTTATACAAAATGAAGGATTGAATGTTCCTTCATTAACATCTTTCAATGCTGCACAAAATACTCAATTATCGGTAACCATTGCAAAAGATTCTGGAAGAATTACTGATTTAATTATCAACAACGCTGGTTCTGGATACGAAACTGCATCTTTAACTATCGAAAGCCCTCAATTACTAGGAGGCACAAATGCAACTGCAGTGTGTAAAGTTTCTGGAGGAAAAATATACGATGCTTCATTGGTTGTAAATGGTAGTGGTTATACTGAAGCACCATCTGTTATTATAAACTTTACTGGGTCTTCGGCATCAAATGCTTCTATTGAAGCTATTTTGACTATCGATACCCCAGCGGTAAGAATGGGTGTTGCTATTGATACAGGAGATGTTTCTATACCAGATTCAACTACTCCAACTACATTTAATTTTAAATATCCTGTATATTTACAGAATAACACTGAATATGCTTTTGCCGTTGAGTCGGATTCAACCGATTATGTTATTTGGGCATCTAAGTTAGGTGAAGTTGAGCAAGCAACTAATTCTGTCGTAACATCACAACCATTATTAGGTTCTGTATTTAAATCACAGAATGTTGATTCTTGGACAGAAGATTTGTTTGAAGATATTAAATTTACATTATATAGAGCAGAGTTTGATAACAGTAGACCAGGAATTGTTCAATTGACCAATGAAAAATTAGGTTATGAAAAATTAGATGTTAATCCAATAGAAACAGATTCTTTATCAGATACTACCGCCACATCGACTCTGTTTAGAAATAATAATAAAATTGTTAGGATTAAACACAAAGATAATGGATTTGAAGGTTCGGGGAGATCATATGTTGCATTTAGAAAAGCTTCTGATGTTGGTGGCGTAACTTCAGAATTTTTAAATAGTAATTTATTCCAAGTCTCTAACGGTGGATTAGATTCGTATAATATAACATCACTAACAAATGCATCTGCAACGTCTGTTGGTGGAGGTAATGATGTATATGCACTCCATAATAAAAAATATGAAAAACTTTTTGCTCATGTTGCGTATTTAAATTTCAGTGAAACTAAAGTAAATGCAGAAGTAAAAACTACTAATATTATTCCGCATGATTTTTCTGCAGTAAATTATACATCATATTCACAATCTACTACGAATGAAGGATTTGAAAAGACATTTTTAAACGAAGATCATTTCTTCAATAATCAAAAAGTAATAGTTTCAAGAATCAATGAATTAATAAATTCTGATAGAATTTCTGAAAGATCTTTATTATATAAATTAACATTAAATTCTAATGTTTCTTACTTATCTCCAGTGATTGATTTGCGAGCATCTTCAGTAAAAGCAATTTCAAATAAAGTCGAAAAAGCAAAAGGCAGTGAAGACAGATTTGGCAGAAGAGATCAAATTATTAAATTCTATCCAGTTTACAAGTTTTATGTCTTAGGAAATAATGTTTCAACTATTCAAGTGGGAGATGCTGCAAATCCAAAGATTGTTTCTGGATTCACTTCTAGTGCTAGGGGAATAATTGTGAAATTTGATAGTGTGAATAGTCTGTTGTATGTCAAAATGCTGACTGATACGTTATTCGTTCCTAGCGAAACATTAGTGTTTGCTTCACAACCATCATTGTCTACAATTAGTGTAGGAACTACAGGGGTAACCGAAGAAACGTTTAACTTTGCTTATAATTCTGTTATGACAGCAATTGATAAAACAGATGTTACAAAGGAATATAGCAATGTTATTACAGGTAGAGTAGTTCAGTGGGATGCAGAAAGAAAAGAATTAACTATTTCAAATAATAAAAAACCAATTAATGATAACTATACTTCTGCTGCCACCACAGGTTCTGATTATGCTAGGGTTCCATTTAGTTCATCTTCTACGCAATTGGGAGATATTTTCAGAGTAGGTGATTTAATTAGCTATGAAAATCAACCATCAGATACAAAATCATTCTTAGAAGTTAAATCTGTTGATTATACAGATGGTGTATTATTTGTTCCTGAAATCAGAAATAATAGTTCTTCGGTAGCAAAATATGTTACGAAAGAAATCACTATTGAAAATGCTGCTACAGGATTGGATGTCAAACTGACTGCTAATATCTTTGAAGAAGATGATATACAAGTATTGTATAAAGTCAAGTCTATTAGTTCTCAATTTAATTTTGAAGATCTTGGGTGGGAATATTTTAATGGCGACGGGAAACCAGATATTCGTGTAATACCATCAACTGATAATAGTATTGCTGGATATATTGAAAAGCAAGATTCTTATAAAGAATACAAATTTAGTGTTGCAAACTTAGGAGAGTTTTCTTCGTTTGCTATTAAGATTGTGATGAGAAGTTCCAACCCAGTATTTGTTCCTAAGATTCAAGATTGTAGAGTAGTTGCATCATTCTAATGGAATATATTAAAGTTCTTGACCATGACTATTTGGTGAGAGACAATAATACTGGTGCCATTATAAATACTGATAAAAGTGTATTTGAAGATGCTAGAAAACTGCGTAATGGCAGTGCATCTATTAAAAAACTTCAAACTGATGTTGAAGATCTAAAAAATGAGTTGTCAGATATCAAAAATCTTCTAAGAGAATTTATCAGAAATGCCAGCAATACTTAGAAATGTAGCAAAAACCGATACTCTGGAAACACAGAGGCAGAAGATAAATTTACTTGCTCAAGACGTATATGATTTGGGTGGGGGATCTGGCGGAGGTGGCCTTTCTGGAACTTTTTCTTTATCTAATGGAACTAGATTCGCTCCGTCTTTAAATTTTACAAATCAACAGAATACGGGGTTGTTTTTATATGGAAATTCTTTATCCGTATCATCAGTAGAATCTGAGACAGCAAGATTTAATGGCGATGATATAAGATATTATAAAACCACAAAAATACAAAATGCTGAAATAGATGCATTAGTAATACAAACCGAGGGATTTGGATATCAACCAAAAGAGTATGAGAATATTTCAGTTTCTGGAGGTTCTGGATCTGGAGCATTAGTTGATGTTACTGTTTCTCCTTTTGTTGGTTCTATCACAAATGCGGGATCTGGTTACATTCCAGGAACATATACAAATGTTCCTCTTTCAGGAGGATCTGGTAGTAATGCAGAAGCAACCGTAACTGTAAGAGGTATAGTAGGAACTATAACTTCTGGAGGATCTGGATATACCAATGCAACATATGATGATGTTCCTTTATCTGGTGGAAATGGAACTGGAGCAAGAGCAACATTGGTAGTTACTGGCGGTGCAGTAACTACAGTAACTATAACAAATAATGGTAGTGGATATTTAATCAATAATGTATTATCTGTAAATAATTCTGATTTGGCAATTCCAATTTCTCAGGGGGGAGGAACTAGTGGAGGATCTGGATTTCAATTTACAATTTCACAATCTCCATATGTTGTTAGTAATGTTACACCAACCTCAAATGGAAAAGGTGGATATGTAGTAGGTAACGTTCTTTCTGCAGCAAATACTGTAATAGGAGCTAGTACTCCAGTAGGAACAATTACTAATGCTGGAACTGGATATACAAATGGAACGTATACAAATATTGATGTATATAATGTTCCGACAACAACATATATTGTAACATCTGTTCCTAATCCAAATACACCACCACCCGTAAATGTATATTCTATTAATGGAAATATTCAACAGTCGTTAACTTTTACTATTGGAAATACTTACAGATTTGATCTTTCAAATGTTTCTAATGATACCCATCCTTTTCTAATTTTAGCGCAAAATTATCAACCAACTCCAGATGGTATCCAAGTTATCACAAAAGGAACTCCTGGATCAACAGGTGCTTTTGTAGACGTTATAATTGGAACTAGCGTACCCAATAATACTGTATTAGTTTATAGTTGTGCTGCTCACCCTGGAATGGGGTCTACAATAACTTGTGTTACTGGTAGTGCTGGTAGATATGGATATTCTGCAAAAGCAAGTTTAGTGGTTTCATCTGGATCTGTTACTAGTTTTACTATAACTAAAGTTGGTTTTCAATATAAAGCAACAGATACTGTTTCAATTTTATCTTTAGATGTTGGTGGAACTGGATCTGGATTTGTATATACTATTAATACAGCATCTACTGGTTCTGGTTCAGGATTTCAATATACACTATCTGAAGTTGGTTCGATTACTTTAGCAGATGTTAGATCTAGCGGAGATGGATATCAACTAGAAGATGTATTAACTCCTTCAATTCCATTCACTTATAAAATAAAAAGTTATGGATATTTTAGCAGTTTTAAATTTTGGATAGATAAAAATGATGGGTTGGGATATGTTCAAACCCCAACATTAAATTTATATCGAGGTTATACATATATTTTTGATTACAGTGATCAATCTAATTTACCACATGCTTTTAATGTCAGTGTAACGCAAGATGGAATTCATAATGGAGGAACTATTTTTACAGATGGAGTTACAGTCGATCCATTAAATAAAACTGTTACTTTGGTTGTATCTAATTCAACTCCATCAACTCTGTATTATTATTGTGCTGTTCAAGCATCTAGTCATTCTGGAGAAGGTGGAACAATTAATGTTTTGACTGGAACTCCAGCACAATTAACCACCGCAGAAATATTAATTGACGAAATAACTAATACTAATGCAGTAACATTAAATTTAGATGGTTCTATTGTTTCTTCTACATTAACAGCAGATTCCGCTTTTCTTCAATCAGCAATTTTATCTTCAAATCTTTCTGTAGGAAATTTATCTCTTTCTGGAACCACTATCAATACCGCAAGTGGAAATTTAAATCTTTCTTCTGCTGCTAATTTTTATATCAATGGAGGAACAGGAAAAAATTTATATTTCAAAAATGGTATAACAGATCTTATAACTGTTGATTTGAGCACTGGAGATATAGAAACTGAAGGAAATATTTCTATATTAAATAATAGTTATTTGACTATTAATGAAAAATTAAAAATAGATAATACTTTAATAGAAGAAATAGTTGATGTTCCTCTAACTGGCAATGGTGTAGGCATAACATTAAAACCAGATGCAAATAAATCTGTATTTGTAGATGCAACCTCTTCCTTTAAAATTCCAGTAGGATCTACAGCAGATAGACCACTTGATTCAACACAAGGTTCGGTCAGGTATAATACAACCACTAATCAATACGAAGGTTATAATGGAACTAGTTGGGCTAGTTTGGGTGGTGTTAGAGATATTGATGGTAACACTTATATTTTAGCAGAATCTTCTGCTGGTGCTAACGAAAATATTCTATATTTCTATAACAATTCAAAAAATACTTTACAAATTTCAGAAACTGACGTATCATTTTACAACGCAAGAAATATTACTGCATATGATATTGATGGATTACTTCCATGGCAATCCAACACAGCATATGCACTTAATGTCGAAATTTATACTGCAACTAATGTTTATAGAGTCATTTCTTCTGGAGGAACAACAGGATTATCCGCACCTACACATACTTCTGGATCCGTAACTAATGGAACTGCTAACCTCTTATGGTTAAGAAGTGTTTATTCTGATATAACATTTTCTTCTTTCAATACTAAATTAAATATTAATACTCCAACCTATTATAACAATGGTATTATTATATCCACTAATAGTATCTCAACTGTATCTGAAGATTTAACTATATCACCATATGCTGGTAAAAAAGTAAATATAAGTGCAACTACTTCCCTGGTTTTACCATCTGGAAATTCATCACAAAGAGGTGCTCCTTCAATTGGATCTGTTAGATATAACACAGATTTTCTTTCCTTTGAAGGTTATAACGGAACAAATTGGACTAGTTTGGGTGGCGTAAAAGATGTAGATGGAAATACATACATCATTCCAGAATCTGCTCCTGGCGCTAATGAAAATATTTTATATTTCTATAACAATGGCAACAATACCCTAAGAGTAACTGAAACAGAATTGTTATTCAAGACTATAGATAATATTTCTTCGGATAGCAATAATTTAGATATTAATACTCAGACACTAGGATTGAACAATCTTGCATTTACTATTGACACTAGTTCTTCAACTACTGTAAAATTATTATCGACATATGCAAATGTTGATTTTGCAATATCTTCTGGTTTAACTTCAGATACTCTTTTAAGATTGAATTCTTCTGGTGATCTTTTAATTAATAAATCATACTCAACAGGTTCAACTAATTTTATAAAAATTTTAGATAATGAATTAAAAACTTTTGAATTGGATGATATAAAAACAGAAACAACAGAATCAATACTTGTAAAAGGAACCACCGATTTTACTTTATTTACTCTTTTTGATCCCTCCATTCACAATGGAGCAAAAGTTATTTTAGTTGCTAATAATCAAACAACAAACGATAAAGAAATTATAGAATTTAATATTACATCAAAAGGATCTGATATATATCACACAGAGTATGGAAATATTACTACTGGAAATGATCAAATGTCGGTATTATTTGATTTTGATCCTTCAAACAATGTTCGTTTAACCGCTACTTTGGATACATTATTATCTTCTGGGAATAATGTTCATATTACTTGCATCAAAACCATCTTCAAAAAATAAAAGTCATGCCAATATCTAAGAAATCTTTTAGTTCTTCTGGTGGTTTTGCTGTAAATGAAACCACAATAATTGACGATACTAGAAATGTATCTGCCGTAAATACTTTAGAAATTAAAAATAATAATTTTAGTGATGCTACTAGAAAAGAATACATTTTAAAAGGAACTAATACTTCTATTCTATCGTTAAATAATGCTACTTCGTATATAAATTTATCATCAAATACAATAAATTTTATAACAGCAAAAATTATAGGAGTCAATAATTCAGGTAATACACATTATTCTTTAAAAATAGAATCTGTTGCTTCCTGTGATTCTTCAGGAGACGTTTTGGTGCTTTCTGAATTGCGAACAATTATTGAAGATAGCGTTCCTCTGGAACAAACGTGGGCAGTATCATTTTATGATTCTGCTACGATAAATTTATTCAGTTATTCTGTTTCTAGATCTGGAACAACTGATACTGTAAAATGGATAGCTCACGTTGATGTAGTGAGTGTTTTGTGGTCTTGATAACTAAATAATACAAGGAAGTTAACTCAACAAATCGGAGCATTGCACTAAAATGAGTTTAGAATTTAATGCCGATAAACAAATTATAAAAGGTTCCGAACCAAGATTAGTTGGTTCGAGTGAACTGAGTATTAGGGCGGGTAGTGGTTCCGACGAAAAAGAAGTAGTTAGAGTTCAGTTAGATCCTTCTACAAAGTTACCCAGAGTCGGTGTTAATAGGACTGGAAGAAGAGTAGAAAAAATTACAATAAATTCTGGGTTTAATGGATCTGGTTATACAATAGCTCCTTCTGTTACATTGAGTGCTCCTCAATTAACTGGTGGAATACAAGCTCTAGCATCTGCTATTATTTCTGCTGGTGCTGTTGTGGGGATTATTGTCGATAATCCTGGAGATGGATATACTAGTGCTCCAACCGTAACTATTTCTGGAGGAAATGGCAGTGGTGCTGCCGCAACTGCTTTCTTAGATACTGTAGATTACGAGTTGGATGTTAATGGTGCTATTAGAACTTCCACTTCAATTATTTCAGACACTGCTAGAATTCTAAACCTAGATATTGATAATTTTGTCACTGCAGATGCAAAATTTCGCTCTCCTGCGTTAAAAACATACGCCAACAATACAGGAATTTTATGGTCTCCGAATACGTCTGTCAACAAAGGAGACCAGAGATATTTTGGTGATAATATTTACGAAGCGATAACAGATGGGATTACCGCTTCAATTCCACCAACACATTTAGATGGAGATGTGGTTAATGGAACCACAACATTCAAACACATTGGTTTCCGAGTAAATAGCCCATTATTAAAATATTATAATGAATCAATAAAATATCCTCGTTCAGTAACTCCGCCTCTAGGTGATAGAACAGAAAAAATTGCAACTACAGAATATGTTCTAAATCTTGCTACTAATGACGTTGGTGGTCGTGTTTATGTATCTCAGCAAATTGGTGATGACGCTAACGATGGTCGTTCGGCAGTAAATCCCGTAAGAACGATTAAAAGAGCATGTCAAATTGCTTCTCAAACAGTTGGAACAAAAGAAACAGTTGTTATTTCAGGTGGAGATTATGTAGAAGATAACCCAATTTCCATTCCTCCAGATTGTTCAATTGTTGGTGATAACTTACGTCTTGTAATCGTAAGACCTAACAATCCCCGTAAACATATGTTTAAATTTGGGGATAAAAATTATGTAACTGGCATTACATTTAGAGATAAAATCGACAGTAATGGTGATCCTATCGCAACATGGGATTACGCAATGGTGTTTGATGACAAACAAAGAATATATTATGATGTAAATTCAGGTGGAGATTTTGGAAGAAACTTCCCTGTTGGTCATCAAATTTTTGGTGTTCCAAAAATCAGAGTAACTTTCCAAACTAATACTGGTCTTACTGCATTAGCAGTTAATGAATATGTAACTGGTGTCAATACTGGTTCTGTTGGTATTGTTAAATCAGTAACATTTAATTCTGGGAATGTTTCTGGAACAGCTGATGTAGAAATTATCAGTGGTTCTTTCCAAACAGGAGAAACATTTACTTATCCAGGAGATTCTGCAAAGCCATGGGCAGCAAATACTTCTTTACTCTTAAATTCTTTCGTTTATAATGGCAATAATGTTTATTCAGTAACTGTTGCTGGAACAACAAGTTCTAGTGGTCCTACTCACGCTACAGGTGCTCAATTAAATGGCACTGCTGAATTAACTTGGATAAGAAGTGTTTATAGTTTCGTTGCTACTGACGTAAAATCAATTAGAGCTGAAGGTGAAGTTGTATCTCAAAATAAAGATTTAGTTTCAACACTTCCCATAACTAGAATTGATGGATCTCTGCAATCAGATCCAAATGTTGATGGTATTGTAATTTACACCAGCCCCCTAATCGGAAGAACAAATACTCATGATTTTAAAGAAAACGAAGAAATTGAAATTTCTGGTCTTCCAACTACTTCTCCTGATTTATCTTGGTTGAATGGTAAGCAAAGAGTTTATAAAATAATTAATGATGCCGATGGTAGATCTAGACGAATTGTTATTCCAAAAAAATCAGCGACATTTACCGATTCGAATTACATTCCAAATTTAGCAACGGTTAAGAGATATTCATATTCTATTACACTATCGTTACTGAACTCACCAAACAAGTTTGAGACCACGCCATATGTTTCGAGAAGATTCCAGGATGCTTGCAATCTAATTAGAAATAATATTGAGTTTATTAAAGATGAAACTTATCTACAAATTGCAGATGAATTTAATCCAAACTTTAGTATTTCATCAATTAAAGCAACTAGCGGAACGGGATCAAATGCTGGTTATGTAATTTTAGAAGTTACAACAAGCGGTAATCATGGTTTCTTTGTTGATGATAATGTTACAATTTACAAAAATGGTTTAAATAATGCTATTAATTCTAGTTATCCTGTTTACAGTAGAGTAAGTGATACCGTTTTCCAAGTTAGATATTTTGGAACTGTTTCTACTCTCGGATTAACTTCTGGAAATACTTATAATACTTCATCCACTCCAGCACTCTCTGCTTCTGCATATGTTCAGAGATCTTTTGTTATTCCAAATGAAACTAAGTGTCGTAGAGATATTGGGCATTTTGTAAATGCTATTATCATGGATTTGGAGTATGGAGGAAATTACAACGTTGTAGAAGCTGCTCAAAGATATATTGAAAATGGTCAAATTGGATTTGTTGGAAATGAAATTGCACAAACAGTAAGAGCATTTGAAATTGCTAGAAAGTTATGTATTCTTGCAATGCGTCGTTGGAGAACACGCAACGGTCAATTGTCTGATCCACTTTACACTCCAGTTTATTCATCTGTTGCGAGATATTTTGATCCTACTGTATCTCAAGATACCTCTTCTCCTGCTTGTAATGATGTTTCTTCTGCTATAAACACTTTATCATATTTGTTTGTTGCAATTTTAACAAATAACAGCAGCGGAGCAGCGGGATCGACAACTGGAACTCAATTAGATGCTGGTTATCTCATCCAACGCAACGCTGATTTTATTGCTTCTGAGGCACTAGGGTATGCTGCAGCAACTTATCCTTCTCTCATTAGTAGTTTAACCGAAGATCAAAAGAGAAAATGCAAGAGAGATATTCGTTTCATCCTTTCTGGATTAACACGAGATCTTATATTGGGTGGCAACGCAGGAATCGTTACTGCAGCGGAATCATACTTTACTGGAGCTGCTTTAACTGGAATTCCTTCCAACGAGCTTACCGCAACTCGTTATGCGTTTGAAAAAGCAAGAGATTTAGCTATACAAGCAATCCGTAACTGGTCTGGTGGAACTGTTGCTACTAGAACTCCATCTGGAGCTACTTATGATTCCACCACAGGTGTTCTTACAGTAACATTCCCAGATCCTTCTACTCCTGTAACAACATCACACAAACTTGCGTTTAAAGAAGGTGCGTTAACATTCAATTGTTCTTCTAACGGAGGTGGTAATTTAGCTAGCCCACAACCAACAGACAGAAATTATGGAAAGAGTCTTGCCATCACAAATGTAACCTCTTCGGGTGGAAATACAACAGTTACTGTAAATGTTGGTAACGCTGGAACTGCAACTGGAGTTTCTCATACATTTGTAAGTGCATTAGCAAATGGAACGATAATTATTTACGATCCAGTAACGCCTGTTTACGAAACAACAATTACTAGAGTTGAAGATTGGAATATTCTTCTGTATGGATCAAATCCACTTTGCTCTAACGTTGCCTCTGCTATAACAACAGAAATGCTGTTGTTAGACAATATTTTGAGTGGTTCAATTCTTCCAGGTGCTACAGCAAAAACATATGGCACTCTTTATTCACCTACCATTACATATCCAGAAGGAACTCTGTATGATGCAAATAATAGACGTATAACCCCTAGAGGAACATGGGATGATCTACCATATATTGAAGCCTCACCATACACTCAGAATGCATCGGTAATTTCATTCTTGGGTGGTAATGGTGCCGAGGTTGATGGTAATAAAGTTGCTCAACCAAACTGCCCATTCCCAGGATTAGAACTTAACGGAAGTGCATCTTTCCCAAATCAGGGTAAATCGATGGTTGCCTCTGCATTTACCATCGTATCTTTTGGCGGAACTGGATATAAAATTATTAATGATGGTTATGTTCAGTTGGTTTCGGTGTTTGTTATCTTCTGTGCAGATGGTGTTTATGCAGATACTGGTGGATATGCTTCGGTTACTAACTCTGCTACAAACTTTGGTATTTACGCTCTAAGAGCAAGAGGATACAGAGAAGAACCATATGTTTTTGATATTGGAACTATTACTAATGTAACCGAATCTGTAACTGGAAAAACAGTGTTCACAGTTAGTGGATTAGGAAGAAGACCTTTAGAACATTATGTTGTTAAATTTAATGACTATAGAAATACAAATACTGCCATTGAATATTTCGTAGATGCAGTAAGTGGTGTTACTGTAGGTCCTCCTTTTACAGCAACATTAACTCTCAATGATACAGCAAGTTTTACTAAATTATCTACCAATTCTGTAGTTGCAAATTCAAATGCAGAATTTGTTGGAAAGACAATTAAATTACATAGACCATCTATTGTCAACTCTTCATCACATACTTGGGAATTTGCTGGTTCTGGAACAAACTATAATGCTTTACCTGAAAATGGTGGAACTAAAATTGAAGCATATGAGCAAGTTTCAGAATTTTATGGTCGTGTATATACTTCAGGAACTGATGAACTTGGTGACTTCAAAGTAGGTTACTTTGCTCGCATTGAAAACAGAACAGGTGCTATTACTTTCACAGGTACTGTTACAATCTCTGAAGTTGAATTCTTGAAACTCAAGGGTGGTGATGTTGTTGTTACAGGTTTTGATGCCTCTCCAACATTGGGCGGAGCGTTCACTACCGATTCCAAACTACCTACTCAAAAAGCAGTTAAAGATTATATTACTAATAATCTTGGTCCTTACATCAACAAACCATATTCCACAAATGCAGTTCCGAGGGCACTCGTAGAACTCACGGATAGTGGTAAAATTTCTATTGATCAAATTCCTGCTCTTAGACCATTTAATGTATTTACCGTAGCAAATCAAACTGAAAGACTTGCTCTAGAAGGAGCATTGGCTGGTGATATTGCTATCCAAGCAGATACAACTACATCATATATTCTCAACAATGATTTAACAAGTTTATATGCTGGATTTACAGTAGATACTGCTCTCCAATTTACCATTGGTAATATATTCACTGGTTCTGGAACGGGTGGTCAAATTCAGGCAACTGAGTATAGGCAAGGTGTTGTTTATAAGTTAAATATCACAAATTCTGGTTCTGGATACACTGTTGCTCCAACTGTAACGATATCTGGTGGTGATCCTCAAGGTGGTGCTGTATCAGCTACTGCTGTTGCCACAATTGCAAATGGTCAAGTTGTTACTTTAACTATCACAGAAAATAATGGATTTATAGGTGGTAAAGGATATACTACGTCACCAACTGTAACAATTGCTGGTCCTGGTGGAGCAGGAGTTACCGCAACTGCGTCAGCACTAATTGAAAGTAGATTATATGGAACAATTGTTAATAATATTAAATTAGAAGATACTGATAACATAACTTCAAACAACACACCAACTGGAACAGTTGTTAATGTCAATCGTGTAGTCAATACTTCATCTTCTCTCGCTTCCAATTGGGTTTCATTATCATCCAATCAAATTTCAGCAGATGCAATTACATCTGGTGTTATTGCTACAACACGTCTCGCAAATAATTCATCTGAAGCAAATTCATTTACTTTCCTGAGAGGAGATCAATCTTATGCTCCTGCACTACAATCTATTAAAGGATCCGAAACAAGATATTTTGCTAAGTTAATTCAATCAGCAGCACAAAATTCCAGTACGTTTGTTTTTGCAACAAATGCAAATATATTAAAAGGTCATGGAATTGTTTCAATTACTGGGGTTCCTTTAAACACATCAGTAACCAATGTCTTAACTTCTGGTGGATCCACTACTGTAACAATAAGTAATCCTTTAACAGCTACTGTTGCCGCTGGAACTGTAATTGAATTTACTAGACCCGCTTCTCCTCTAATTCTAGACAGCCCATATACTATAGGAAGTTTTATTGACAGTGTAGTTGTTGCTTCGGGTGGAACTGGATTTACGAATGGAACATACACCGATGTTTCTTTATCTGGGGGAACTGGAACTGGTTTAAAAGCAAATATTACTGTTTCTGGAAATAGTGTAACTTCTGTAGTTGTTACAAATGGTGGTATTAATTACACAGGTGATTTTAATATCACAAATGTTCCTGCTGGCATAGGATCAGGATCTGGATTGGTGTTGTCTGCTAAATTAGCGACAACATCCAAAAATTATGCTAACACTTCTTTAGATATCAGAAGAGTTGATGATTTAACAATTACTGCAGACCCATTTGGAAATGCTGGTATCGCTCGTTTCCAAAAATCACAATTTACAATTGGTGCTTCTGGTAATGGATCAGTAACTCTTAAAACTGGTGCTGATAGTGGATTGGATGCTGATTTACTTGATGGCGCACAAGGTTCTTACTATCTAAACGCAAGCAATTTAAATCAGGGAGTTGTTTCGGTAGATCGCTTAAGCGGCACTTATAATATTAGTGTTTCTGGTCAGTCTGGTAACACACTTCGTTTGATTACATCGACCAACAACCCAACTTCATCTCCTTCACCAAACTCATTCTCTGAAGGTATTATTGCTGATACCAGAAATAATAGTGCTGACAGTCTAGATGATGGTGGATCTAGACATTTGGTAATGACTCTCAGAAACTTTGGTTCTGGTTTTGATTCCACTGGAGGCGGAGTAAGGCAACTTGCATTTACTGATAATGACAATATGTGGATTCGTGGATCTGGAACAGGTGTTACCACATTTGGATCTTGGGCAAAAATCTGGACATCAATCAATGATGGTCCTGGCACTGGATTAGATGCAGACAAACTCGATAACAAGCAAGGTGTCTTTTATCAAAATGCTTATAATATTAATGCTGGATTGATATCTGACAATAGATTACCTTCATATCAAAGTGCAAAATCATTTAATAATTCATTAAAGATATTTACAACTACAAATAATACTTACTACGACATTTATATTCCTGGATTTGTTTTAACTGCATCTCCTTTCCTTTCTGGTCAACAAGTATTTTTATACAATGTCAACGCACAAAACGTTGGTGGTATTACTATTACCAATGTTGTTACTTATAATGATGCTGACGATGCTTTAGATTATACAATAATTTCTGGTGTTTTGACTACTGGTGTATTCACTGGAGCAGAAACAATAGGAACTGCATCAAACAGAGTTCCTTTCCAAGATTTCACAATCAGAAATCAAGGAACATTTGAAACAGCATCCCTAGAAAGTGCAACTGGAACTGCTTTACTCAGATTGGGAAGAAAAGATGGAACTGCTTCATCTCCATCAATTTATTTCAATAGTAGTGCATCTGCAGCAACAAACTACAATATAGCATTAATTGCATCTGGTGGTAGTAGCACAGATGGAAGTGGAAATTTAAATATAGTTGCTGGAAGTGTTGATGCAGTTACCATTAACAACCAAAAGATTTGGAATGCTGGAAACTTAACTCCTGCTTCAAATAATGTTGCAAACACTGTGGTTCTTCGTGATGGATCTGGCAATTTTGCTGCTGGAACAATTACCGCTACATTAACAGGTTCTGCTTCCTTGAATGTGTTGAAGACTGGAGATACCATGACTGGTTCTCTAAACATCAGTGGTGCATCGAGCAACCTATCGGTTGGAGGAACTTCAACATTAACTGGCAATGTAACAATTGGTGCTGGATCTAGTTTAACCGTTGACACAAACACATTATATGTTGACCCAACAAACGATCGTGTTGGTATTGGATTAACTAATCCAGGAACTAAATTGGAAGTTTCTGGTGCCATTCGTGGTGGTAATTTTGCTCAAAGTCAGACAAATACTGGAGAAGCATGGTTTGGTAGGGCAGGAGATAGAACACTAGGAACATACACACTACAACTGGGTGGATCTTCTGCCACAGGCACACTGTTTGAAATTGTTGATAGAGCTTGGTCTAAGGTAATGTATTCCTTGAGCGGTGAAGCTGCTGCGAATACATTAGTTGCTACTTCTGATAGCAGAATTGGTATTGGTAGATCTCCAACTGCAGGTTACAAGTTAGATGTCAATGGCACTGCTTTATTCTCTGATGCAGTAACTATTGCTACAACTACCGACCAAATGTTATATCTAAATGCCACAGATAATTCTTGGGCATACATGGGATTCGCATGGAGCGGAACAAGAAGATACTATTTTGGTTTGGATAGTGGTGGAAATGGTCAACTAACTAGTGATAGCACATCATATAGTTTAAACATAAATGGTTGGTCTGCCGTAAATATGAACCAGAATTTACAAATTTCTGGTGCAGATAGCGATGGTTTGAGATTATCTGGAACAGCACCGACAATTACTTTCCAAGATTCAGATAACAGAAGTGCATTTATTCATGTAAATAGTAATCTTTTCTATATTTTAGGTGGAGCAAATAATGCTGTTGAACCAAACTGGGCGCAAGTTGCCAATAGTAGATGGCCACTTACGATAGATTTAACTAATAATAATGCAACATTCGGTGGTGCTGTAGATACATCAGCAGGAACATTAAATGCTCAAAATGGATTGCAATTAAAAACATGGAGCGGTAGTGCAAACTATACTTCAATAACGCATTCTGGGTGGACTGGTTCATCTGATTACGCAATCCTTCTTTCTAATACAGATCCAAACACATACATTTCAGCAAAATCTGGATCTAGCGTTTTTATTCGTGGTGGTGGTAATGGCACTACTGGTGTTAAAGTTGACCCCTCTGGTTATGTTGGTATTAGAACAGAATCTACAAGTTCTTCTTACGCTTTACAGGTTGGTGGTGCAATCAATATTCAAGGTGAAATTTATAAAAATGGCACAATATTTAATACACTACCAGCTCAAAACGCAAGCACAATTGGCGCTACGTTGAAGAGCGATGGAACAAATGCTTACTGGGCAGCTGATCCTGCCACACAGTATCAAACAGCATTTACTATTTCTAGAGGATATTCTCTTGCAGGATATAAAGATGCTACTTCTTGGAAAAATGTAAACTCTCTCAACCATTCAACATTTACTCAAAGTAATTTGGGAGACTTATTATCTTTCAGTGATGGTTATTGTGCAGGAGCTCAAAGTTTAAGCATGATTGCTTATGTATTCACAACTGCTGATAGTTGGGATGGAACATCGGCAACTGTCTCTAAAGTAAATATGAATACAAATGCTAATGCAGGAACAACATCTGTTAATAGCGCAAGAAACAGAGCAACATTAATGAGAAGAGACTTTAGATTTGCTTATGTCTATGGTGCTGGTGGATCACAACCAAGTAAATTTAATCTAACAAATGATACTTCATCGGCTTCTCCAAATGGAAACCCAGAAGGAGACGTAAACAACCCAGCTGGCGGTTACGGTCCTGTGTATGGATGGACTAAAAAGAGCAATGGATATTCATTCCCATGGGCAACTGAAACTTATGTTGGATGGAGCAATCCTCCAGGAACAGATGGATCTAACAAAACAATTTCATCGAGAAATAATGCTGCTTATTGGAACACTGGTGGAGGTTATCAAACTGGTAATAACTGGTCTAAGAGAACACTTGATACTGGAACAGAAGTAGCTTCTATTGCTAAAAATGGAGTTACAGGTGAAGAAACATTACATACAGGTAATAGTTATGGATTTATGTGTGGTATGTATAATGGTGCTCAGAATAACCAAGGCGGTGTTATGAATTATGCTGCAGATACTTGGAGTTTCAACAGCAGTGTAAATAGAGTGGGTCCACCTGGAGCTGCTTCTGGTGCAGGAACAGAATTTGGTAGTGTTATTTCAGGTTACACAGGAGTTTAATAAATGAAAAAGTATTATTTGTCAAATGATAGTCTAGGATTATCAAAATTATCTACTTACAATCCATACGGAAACGTTTTAAATTGGAATTCTTTTTCCATAGAAGAAATAGATTTTGAAAATTTAAAAAAATATGTCTCAAATTTTATTGAGATCGATCAAGAAATGGCGGTATTTGGATTTAGATCATTTGGTGATCCTAGAGTAGAAATAAAAATTTCAAAACAAGATATTGATTTGAACGTAGAATATGATGACAGTGTAGATTTGAGTTATTATGAATCGGTTTTTAATAACAAAGTAAAAATACCAATGAGTGAAAAAAGATATAATTGTGTTGTGAAAACTATGAAGTTGGTATCCAAATTAATTTTGGAAGAAGAATTTGAAAATCGATACAAAAAATATATTGCATCTATTACTTCATTAGAAACAAATTCTTGGTATCATCAATTAAACGATGAAAGTTTTGTAGAACATCTATCTTCAATTAAAAAAATTTCAAAAGAAGATTTTAAAACTAGGATAAATACAAAAAAACAAGAGCATGATGAGTATTTGAAAAAATTATATTTGGAATTACAGGAATTGAAGCAAAAATTTTATGATGTAGAAACAATAAAAGAATTGAATATTTTGTATGAAGATTACTTCAACATTCCTATGCATGGAGAACAAGCAAGAGAATGTGGTAGGTTGATAGAAAAACAAAACGGAACTATATTCAGAAAACCTGTGGGAACTGGATTTAATTTTTAATTACTGGTAATAATTATGTCTTTATCAAAAAAAGAAGTTATAGAAGTTGCAGAAAAGTGGACTTCTGGTATGTCACCAGAGCAAATAAACTTTTTTGTTATGAAATCTCATGTCACTAAAGACAGGCAAATAAAGCAAGCTTTGTTAGAAGTCGAACAAAGATATCATAATTTACAAAAAATTGCAATTCAAAATAAAAGAACATTATTAGAAATTAAAAAAATAAAAAATAAATTGGAAACGTGTGAAGACGAATTTGAAAGAGAGGCACTTTTAATTGATTTAGAAGATCTGGAAATTGATGATCAAACATATCAAAGAAAGAAAAAAGCTCTAGATAAAGAATTTGATACTTTTGTAAAATATCTACAAGATTTAGATTTACCAAAAGAGGAATTAGAAGAGCATTTAGAATATAACGAAGAACAAGAAAGAAAATATTGGATTGCTAGATTAGGAAAACAAGCAGCTCTAGACTTATTAACTAGTGGTAGAATAGGTCTTGGTAACATGGATTCGATTGCTATGTTATCAGAAGAAGATCAACTTTCAACAATTCAAGTTGCCGTTCAATATTCTGGTTTGTTGGGTGTTGGCATCGGAAAAATGCAACAAAAATTGATGCCATATTTACAACAATTAGAAAAATCAGATTCTATGTCTCTGCCAACATTTCATGGAATAGAAGAAAATTTGGAAGTTCCCCTACTAAACGAACTTAAAAAATACAAAGGTGAATTGAATGAAGCAACCTCAGAAAGTATTCAGTCTACCGATAAATCCAAAACTTGATAAAAAATTTATCGACGAGATTTTTATACCATTTTTATTAAAAAATCAAGAATATATTTTTGATTTATATTTTACATGCAGAATGCCCCCATTTGAACAAGATGCAATGGGGGATTTATTCGAAGATAATAAAATTACAACCTACAATTCTTTTTACATCTCGGAACAATCTGGTATTCCATTATCCGCTACTTTCAATAATATTTTTGTGAGACCAGATCAAGAAAATCTTGATTTGTTCATTAAAAATTTTCGATACGTTTATGATAAAGGAGTCAGGATTGCAACCATTCCTCACACATCTTGGTTATTGACTGGTCAAATACAAAAAGAATTTCCAGAGTTGTATATCAAAAATACAATTCTGAGAGAAGTTACAAGACCAAACGAAATTGTTTCTTTAGCAAAAGCAGGATTTAATTATATTAATCTCGATAGAGATTTAATGCGTGATAGAGATCAACTTCTTGCAATTAAAGAAGCAAAAGAATATTGTGCTTCTATTGGGAAACCAGTTAAGTTATCTCTCTTGGCAAACGAAAATTGTTGGGGTGGTTGCCCTATAATGCCAGAACATTATCATTATAATAATACAAGGAAATTAAACAATCCAGAATATTTTGGAGATGCTATCAGCAGAGTTTCTTGTTCTACTTGGGATATTGAAGATTCTTCATCTTCGTTGAAAGCAGCAAATATTCCCCCATGGAAAAAAGATTGGGAAGAATTTTTAGAAGAGGGAATAGATGTTTTTAAAATGCATGGAAGAGAATCTGCGATTCGATTAAATGAATCTATGGATATTATATCAAAATGGGCAAATGATGAAGAATTACTATTCTCCAACTTTAATGAGTATATTCACGACATACACATTGAAAATAAACCAATTGATATTTGGAGAGAAAAAATAAAAAATTGTAAGTTTAACTGTTGGAAATGCAACTACTGTGAATCTGTTATAGAATCTAGAGTAAAAAAATATAACAAAGAAAGAATTCCATTAGTTCATCATGTAATGCAATCCTTAGAAAAATCTGGCAGAGGAGAATCTAATTTTAATGAAAAAAATTATAATATCGAAGGATTATCGTCAAACCGTGTAAGACATTTTTTAAACAATCTCTGTTCTCACGATAACTCGATTTACCTAGAAATTGGTTGTTATGCTGGAAGTACTTTTTTTGCTGCAAATATGAATAATGATATTATAT